GTGTTTTAAGTTCTTTATATATCATATTATGAATATAGAATAAAAATAAGCATTGGGAAAGTTAATAATTACTTATTGTTGTTTAGATCTCCAAACTAAAATAAAGTCTCTTACTTCTTTAATATTAGGAGTAAGATTTAAATTATTGCATAATGCTAAATATTCTTTTTTAAAAATGTTATAATCTGTTGAAGTTAAATTATTAATATTTAAATTATATGTATTAGGATGCTTTACTGGTTTATAAAATTCTCTAAAAGGATGTGTTTCATATATTATAGGCCTGTCTTCTAATTTATTTATACCAACAATTCTAATTATTTTTATATTATTATTTAAGTGTCTTAAAGTAGTATGTATTCTAAAAGAAAATATTTTATTCTGTCTTAATGCTTTTAATAATAAATTTTTTCCTACTACACTAGTTATTACTGTATCAAAAAACGAATGCTCACTTTCACAAGTGCTATTATTTTTATATTTTTCTTGAGGTATATATCCTTTATTTGGCCATCGTATAGGATTAGACTCATACTCATGTGAATTATTTAGTTTAGCGTCCCAAAAAAATTTATTATCACTTGCTATAATTCTTTGCACTAAATTTCCCGCAGATCCTCTTATATATTCTATTATGATTGCTTTATTTTCTAATTTTTTTAAAATATTTCTAGAAGGAGTCATGCTTTTTGTTTAATTCTCCAAATATCTATAAAATTTTTTACAATAGTTATATTCATTTTTATATCTAAAAATTTACAAAGATTAGTATATTCATTTAAAAATAAATTATAGTCTTCTGATACTAGTTTATTTATGTTTAAATTATGAGTGTTATGTTCTTCTACAGGTTTAAAAAACTCTTCTGATTTTTGTATCTTTCTTCCTAATTGTTGTTTATTGCCTACTATATTTATTATTGTCATATTTTTATTATACTTACGTAATTGATGGTGTGATCTTAAAAGTAGTTTTTTGTTTGCTTTCTTAGCTTGTCTACGTAGTGTAAGTATACCTATAAGTTCTTTTTGTTCACCGGTGTGTAACATACTACCTCCTGTGTGGCAAGTGTATTTTACTTGATTCTCTGGGGTTACTGAGTGTGGTATTTGTGGGCGAAAACCTTTATTAGGCCAGTATAACGGGTCTATATTATCTTCTAGAGAGTTATTAATAAATTTATCCCAATATATAGATTTTGAATCAGCTGCTATAATTCTCTGTACTAGGCAGCCTCCAGATCTAGATCTATACTCTATTAATATTTCATCAGTAATAGTTTGTAAAAATTTTTTAAAATAATGGTTATCAATCACTATATCTCTATCTGATTATTATATGTACTAAATAAACGATGTGTTTGATCAGTAGCTATCCCTGTTACCAATAGTGTGCATCTGGGACCAAGACCTGCATTAGCTGTGCAATGAGGTACATTATACCAATCAAAACTATATATTTCCCCTGCACGATAACCTGTATGCACAAAGTTGCCGTACTGTATAAAGTGTCCTGGTTCCCAATCATTTAGCATAACCATAAATCTATATACACTATGAGGATCAGTTTTATTAAATTTTTCAAGTTTATCTATATGTAGATTCCATACCTGCCCAGGCTGTTGAATATGAACACGAGTTTGTAGTTCTTTTTTATCTACAGATACTAAACCTAGAGCATCTGTCATACGTTGAAATACTGGTAGTAAATCATACTCTAGGTTAGTTAAAACTAAATCTGCATCTGCACCACTTCTTACGAGGTCATATTCTTCAGATTCTATGTCTTTGCTGGTGCCATCCTTTGGATTTCTATTTCTCCAAGTGATTTCCTCACTACTTTTAATAGTTTGTGCAAGTTCCTCACTCCAGTCACCAGTAAAACGCCCAGCATAGCGCATTGCGTCATATGCTGGGTCTATTTTGAAAGGATTAAAATGATAACTTGTTCTAGGTACTAATTTATCCCAACTACTTTTCATTAGTCTACTAAACTTTCTTTATAAACACTAGCTAATCCTAAAGCTTCACTATTAAACTTAACCAGATTCTGTAGACTATTAGCAGTTACAAAAGTTAATAGTTTATCACGTTGTGCATCTCCTGCTTCTCCAATATACCAATCATAATCACCATTTTTTCTAATCAATGCTGCGATTGCATCAGGATCTTTACTCATAGCTGTTAGCGCGGCTGCAAGTTTATCTCTATTAGGATTATCTTTATTTACCCAAAGAGCTTTTTGTAGACCGTCACGAAATGATTTAACTAACTTATAAGTATCATAAAACTCTCCACTAGGTTCTACTCCCCATCGTGCTTTAAATATTTGTTCTACTTGATAACCTGCTGGATAATTTGTATCATCTGCGTGTGACCCATCAGGTTGTAGCAACCCATGATGAAACCAGAGTTCGGCATTTTCATCAGGCTCTACATGTTTTTTATATGTTGCAGGATTTTCGCGAGTCCCTGTTAGTTCTCCACGTTTAAAGGCTAATCTACGTTCCGCAGTTTTCATACCTTTAACCCATGTTACATTTTCTTTAAAACATGCAATATACTCTTCTACAGACTTATCAGGGCCACAAATCATTAGAGCAATAGCAAATGCTTCCGGAACCATACCAGATCCTGCAGGAAAATAAGGTTTATCCATATTTTCACCTTTACGTTTTCCCGCAATGATATTTAGATTCATCATTCCGACACTGTCATATTCACGATAATCATAATCTACATTTTCTTGTAAAAATGATACACCATTCCCTCCGTGAGATACCATAACAGTTTTATCATCATCACGCATTTCATTATGCCATTCATTAAATCCAGGAATGTCTCTAGCTCCTGGCAGCATTTTAATAATAATAGACTCACCTAGAAAAGGTTCTAGTTCTTTTGCAATAATTTCTGCCCACACAGTGGTGCCTTGACCCGCTCTTTGGGGTACTACAAAAGTATAATCTGCTACCGCAGAGGTAGCGAACATAGCAGCAGCTGCTACAGATAATAGTAAGCGTTTCATTAATATTCCTTCTTTACGCATATTCTAACTTGTTACGTTTGGATAATCCCCAAACTAATATAATAAAAATAACACCAATCAGTGTCCAAAACATAGGTCTTGTAAGTAACCTATCAAAAGTATACATACCATACATTTGTATACTTAGTGCTTCAATTCTCTCTGCAAGTATAAAACCAAATAATAATGCAGGTCTTGAGAACTTGAATTTTTTAGCTAATATACCTATCACAGAACAAACTATGAGTATAGCATAGTCTTCCCATCCTCCTGTGTATTGAACACAAGCAAGTACTATAAAAGCTAATAGTAATGGAAAATAATATTTATAAGGTACATTAGCAATTTTAGCTATATACTTAGTTAAAAGTATACACAATATAGCTACAAGTATAGTAGCCATCATGAATCCAAATAGCATACTATCAAAAAACTTGGTATCCATTGCTAAATCAACAGTACCTAGTTCAAAATCTAAATATGCAAACAATCCAATAATAATTGCTGCAAAAGGAGCACCAGGGATCCCAAATAGCACTGTAGGAATCATTGAGGTAGCTTTCTGTGCATTATTAGCGCCTTCTGGCCCAATAACTCCTCTTATATTACCTTTACCAAATGGCACATCTGGGTTTTTAGTAGTAGCTACTGCTTGACCGTAAGCCATCCAGTCTGCCATTGCACCACCTAAACCAGGAAGTACTCCTATAAAAGCGCCTATACAACCTCCACGTAGGGCTAACCATTTATTATCCCATACAGCTTTTATACCATCTAGCGTTTGTCTACCGTTTGATATAGTAGAATCAGCAGTATTTCTTCTTCTAGCTAGTCCATCAATAAGTTCAGGAATAGCAAATAAACCCGCTATCATTGGAAGTAATTGTACTCCAGCTCCTAGATATTCCCATCCGCCAGTCCATCTATCAGCATTTGTATTAGGGTCTACTCCTATCATACCAATAAATATTCCTGCAGCAAGTGCAATTAATCCTCTGACCCACCATTTATTACTTATAAAAGTTACTGTGGCTAGTGCTAACATAGTAAAAGCCCATAACTCAGGGACTCCGAATATTAGTATTAAATTAGTATACCAAGGCAATAAAAAGAAAGTAAGTGATCCCCAAAGTAAACCGTTTATAGTAGATGTTGTAATAGCAGCGCTAATAGCATATGTAGCTTTACCTTGTAGCGCAAGAGGAAAACCATCTATCATTGTTGCAGCAGCTGAATTAGCACCTGGAATACCTAATAAGACTCCTGTATATGTATCTCCTGTAGTACTGGCAGCAACTACTGCCATAACAAAAATAACAGCTAGATATGGATCTGGAAATAGGGTAATAAAGCTAAATAGAAAAATAAGACCAGTAGTAGCGCCTGCTCCAGGAATTATGCCTATTAGTAGTCCGTAAAAAGTCCCTGAAAGTAGTGCTATAATTTCGGTCATTTATTCGTATTCCCATTTAAATCTCCCACGAGTGCTTTCCCTCATATTTGTAACTTTTTTATTATACACTTCCCCGTAGTGATAAGCAAGAGATTTTGTCCATTTATTGTACCATGGTAATATAGAACCATCAAAGTTAGGACAGTTAGGATTTACTTTCATACATAGCACACCATCTGGGGTAAGTAGTTTCATAGTTTTTCTAATTTGTATGTCTATTAAATCTAAACTATGAAAGTGAAAAACCCCATAAGAAATTATGAGGTCATACTTTTCTTTAGTTTTAAAATTTAAAAAATCTATATGTTTATCTGCTGTATCAATATAAGCATCAATACCTAAAAAATTACCTGTAGCAAATTTTTTATAAGGATTATGACCACAGCCAATGTCTAATACATTTTTAGCTGCTAAGACTCTGTTTACCACAGTTTCATCAACTTCTTGAGTTTTCCACTGATTAGCAAACCATTTCATACTGGTGGTCATTTAAAGAATACTTCCGAGTTATGAGCTTTGTCATCTACCCAGATATCGTAATGTTCCTTTTTTCCTACTGATAATTCATGGTATTTACAACCCCAACTATCTAATTGATTTTTAGTCATTTCATAGTAATCAACACCACTAACTGCTCCTCTTGCAGTCATATATTTAATAGTGTGACCCTCTTCATATAGCTTGTTTATTCTAGTGATTCTTCCGTCAATAGGTGTATGATTTTCATAATCCCATTTGCCACTGGGCAATTGATGCGCACGACAGATAGTACCATCAATATCTACGATATATTTCATGACTAGTCCTTATAAATTGTTATCATGTATGTATAGTTGAAGAAGTGCATAGTGTAACACCTTCATTAGATCTTTACGAGCATCGTCTCTTGTACCTTTATTTAAATATCTACTTGCATATTTATCTACATTTCCCATGCAGAATCCGGTGCCATGACCTTTATCTATAATATTTTCCATAGATTGAATTTTATTGGTATTATAATGTGAGGCATAAGTACTATCAATATAATCTGTAAACTCTTCTATCAGTTTATCTTCACTAAACTTATAGACATCTGTTTTAGGTCCAATATTTATAGAACCATCTTCTTGACGTTGCATCACCACCTTAATACCTAAATCTTCAATCTCTTCTTTTGTGTATTGGTTATGAGCAGGTCTAGCAGCAGAGTCCCAACCAACTCTATGTGGCTCTGGTTTTATATCGTTTGGTGATATTGGTCTCATTTCTTCTCCAATTTTAAATCTATCCGTTGTTCCGTGGTATCTACCATACACTACACCACCTACTCGTTCATAGGATAATGGTACACCTGGTTTAAGTGTTCCCATTAGCCAATCTTCTTTTTGATAGCTTCTAACAACTTACTTAAATTTTCTTTTTTATTTAAATTAGTTCCAATTACTTCTACTCCTAGTATTTCTTCAAGTTCTCTCAGCATAACTTTTACAGTTAATGACTTATCTTCTTCTTCAAGTTCAGGTTTTTCATATATCTTAAGCTGTACTAATTTACTTATCACGCTTCTATAACCCTTTTCAAATATAGCAGCTAGTTCATGTACATCTTTAATTTCTTCTTCTAAATAAAGTCTAGTTAATTCAACTTCTTGCTCATCATTCCAAGCTTTAATACTCATATTCATTCTCCAATTCTTCAAATTCTAATTCCAATTGATTATTCCATATATATCTCTGAGCAACAGCTTCTGCTGCGTCATTTAGTAAAGGTATTAAAGAACTAACTTCATCTGCCGGAATAGAAAATCCTGTTTTAGTAGGAAACCACTGTCCTGTGTCTCCATCCATTGTGTAATCTCTTATATGTAAATATAATTTATCTCTAAATTCATTGATAGTCACTTTTACTGCATTACCATTTGGTTTATGAAATGCTGTACCAAAGTCTATATTCATATTGTTACTACTTTTTCAGTGTTTATAAAATCTCTTGCCCAAGCTGTAACTGGGTATAACTTAAATATCTGCACTAAAGCATATCTAGTTTCTGTTTTTGACTCATTTGACATTCCATGTGCTACTAAGTCAGGGTCAAAAAATATTGTTTCCCCTTGTTCTAGACATTGAACTCTACGTTTATTTTCTGTATCTATAAATTTATATATAAAATCTTTACTTGCAGTGAGCGCGGTAATACTTCTAATCATATAATCATTTTTATCTTTTACTGCGGTATTATTACCATCAGTATGTAAAGGAATTTCTTGACCTGGAAGTTGTCTGTGTATTCTCACTCTAGTAGTTTGTAATTGAAAATGATCTACTAATTTTTTAACTTCTGGTATTTTGTTATATAGCGCAGTATATTTAAAATCATCAGGGTTCTCTAAAGGATTAGATCTATAAAAATCAAATACACTACCTGATTCACTTTTAATAGAAATAGCGTCTACATGACCCGCTAAATCTTGGTCTGTATGTTCTACAAATTTTAACTGTTTAACCCAGTTATTATCAAATTTTAATCTTGTTTTAGTTTTTAACAACATAATCTTTAATCTGATTCCCTTCAATAGGTTTATCCATAAAATCTTTACCTAAAATCCATATGTCAGGATTATTTATTTTAATTTGATTAATCCATGTATTATAACTGTTTGTAACACCTTGTAATCCTTGAAGATAGTGTGCGTTTACAGTATGAAATGCATTACTCCACCAAATTAAACTACTGGTATCTGCTACTATTCTATTAGTTATAGGTGTAGGATCTTTACAAATATCTACATGAGTAAATGTATGTTTTAACTTTTTATATCTATACCAATGTTCTTTAATATTTGCTTCACTTCCCCACCAATTAATTTCACGTTGCCATAGACTCTGATCTGTTTCATTTTCTGTCATAGTGCCGTGTGTTTCGTTAAACGAGTATTGTTTTCTTGCCCAATTTATAAAAGAAGGATAGTCTTCTCCATCCCAATACTTAAACATCATATTTTTATACGCTAATGCAGGTTTACTATAATCATAAAAATTTACTATAGTATCCTCTTCAAAACCAAAAGTGTTTAATATCATATGAGGTTTAAAACTTGCTGCTAGAGTATATAAATTTTTAATAGGCTTATCTAATTTACAATATTTAAGATCTAAGTAAGTTTCTGTATTCCATAAAAATACACATTGGGGTGCGTAATTTACAATGTTATTAATCCAAGATAATTGGTTTTGTAAGTCTTCTATACTGCTTGTAGGATAAACAAATTGTTTTGCGTCTCGAACTTTAGGATGAAAATTATATACAGTAAGTCCATTTTCTAAACTAGTATTTATAAAATTCCAACCACTCACTAAAGGAGTACATACTTTTGTTTCTTCTGCAGGTCTTAAAGATAGTGGAGTATAATCATCATGAATATCTTTAGCATGTCTATTTGCTGCGGCTAGGTGTTCTGGTTTATCTAGTTTATGTTTAGCATCTCCCCATACAGGTTTATTAAATTTTTTATAGTAATCTAAATTAACTAATATACACTGTTTGTGTAGACCATAATATCCATTTCCTTCTGCCCAATTACTATTAGGAATTTCTTTGTCCATAATATGCCCAGTAACAAAAAAATTCTTTTTTTCCATCCATTTTTCAAGCAGTCTAAAGAAACTTCCTTCTTTTATTATATGTCCTACAGACTGTGCTACACAAAACTCAACATTATGCTCAAGTGCTTTATCTAATACTTCATTAATTGAATTACCATATATAATAGGACCAAAATATTTAAATCTAGTAAAGAATCCTGTAATTTCTGCTCGTTTTTCTTGTATAGTCATATTTTTAGATGAAAAGTTTGGGTCATCAAATATAGCTACTACATAATTTTTATTGAGACCCATTTTTCGCATAACTATATTCTACTAACTGTTTAAATTGTTTATTTACTTTACCATGTATTATTATATGGTATCTATCTTCATCACTATTATTATATACTGCGTGTGTATTACCTACATCTAGTAATAATGCTTTTCCCGCAGAAAAAGGTAAAAAACCTTTATGACCTTTCATTTTAAAATTACAACCTTCAGGGTTATTAAGTGCTAAGTTAACTGGAGATAATTTATGCACATCAGTATCTGTATGTGGAGTTATATAGCCTTGCGGTTCTAGTAACATGTACCTAACTCTATAATAAGTATCATAAGGAAAATAGTCTTGAAAAAATTCTTTAGTCACAGGGCATCTAGAACATATATCTGTCCATACGTAAGGAGCTTCATCATTTGATGTATAACCATATTGCTCATAATGATTAGTTTTATAAGCATCTATACCATGTATACAAAGGCTTCTCCAACCTTTATGACTATACCCTGATCCATTATCTTCATCTCTGTGTTTTACAAATTCATCTTTTAGTGTTATAGCTTCTTGTAGCATTTCTTGATGTGGAACTTCTATATCAAGATCTAACCAAGGAAGACCACTTTCATTTACAATTTCTTTATAAATCATGATAGTAACATAGAGTCATCAAATGCAAAACTTGTTCCGCAACCACAACTAGCTTTAGCTCCTGGATTATCTACTTTTAGCTGTTTACTTAGACCTGATGTGTCTAAATCTATAATACTTCCATATAAATATTTTATACTAACAGAATCAATAATAGATGGAGGACTTTCTGAAAATTGTATATCATCTTTTTTAGGATGTGTCTCTACATCAAAAGCATAGTTAAAACCAGAACAACCTCCACCATCTACTGCAAATCTAAAATATTGTCCTTGTTCTAACACATCTGTAATGTATATCTGAGCTTTAGGAGTAATAGTAGGTAATTGCCCGCTAACTTCCTCATTAAAAATTGGAACATTACCATGAAAATCATCAATAATTTTTTTATCTAAACTAGGTATTTCTAATGATTTACTATTTATTGCTTCTACCTCTAGATTTGCAAAAAATTCGTCTAATTCGTCCATTTTATTCTCCTTGTAATACTATAGTATTACAAATTATTAAAAAGTCAATATCTAACAATATTTTGTCTAGCACTAACTTCTTCAAATACAGATATATAGTCTTCTGCTATCTTATCCCAAGTATTTACCATATTCATATTATCTTTTTTAGAATAAATCTCTTCTGCTTTATTATGAGAATGATATATCATCTTAATACCGTTTGTTAATGCATCAGAATTAGGTTCATTATAAAAAGTATGGGTGCTCATTCCTGTCATAGCATCTCCTGGTTTCATAGCAAATACATTTAAATCTGTTATATTTACAGATTTTTTAGTTACTGGTATCTTAAAACCATTATCAGCGTTTACAAAATCATCTGTAGGACCAAGTTCAGATACTAGTGGAATACATCCACAAGCCATTGCTTCTTGTATATGCATACCAAACCCTTCTGCTCTGTAAGGGTGCACTACAATATCTGAACTTTTAAATATTGATGCCATTTCTTTATCTGATAGATCATCATTTATATATACAATTTCTGAACATCCTGTTTTGACTTGCATTTTTATAATTTCATCTAGTATATTACTTTGTCCATAAATTTTAGGATTATCTTTTATAATTAATGTAGCTTTATCAAATTTTTTAAAAGAATCTTTCCAAGAGTTCATAAGTATATCTAAACCTTTTCTCCATTGAGCATTGCCTACATATACAAAATTAAATCTACTACTATCTATATAATTACTTTCTAAGTTATCTTCTGATATATTAAATAATTGATCGTCATAACCATTAGGTACTACATATAAATTTTCAGGGTTAAGTCCTGCGCCTTTAAATACGTTAGCTACATATTTACTAGGAACAATTAATGCATCTGCAAAGGTTTCAAACTTATATTGCCATTCAAAAGGTGCTTTAGTATATTCCCAAGGTTGAATAAACACAACTTTAGTTTTATCGCTTGCAGGCCACTGCCATATAGGCGGATATGAATGTCTTAATTGAATATCTGGCTCACCTGTTTCTGCCTGTTCTAATACTTTTAATTGTTTAACTATATTTTTTTCAACTCTATACTCAGGATCATAAGAGTCTAAAGGTGTTATAGAGATTTCCCAATCAGGATGTAATTCTGCTAATTTAATTGCTAAATTTCTATTAATAATAGATAGAGAATGGTTGTCATAAAATTTTCCTATAAAATCTATAATCATATTAGTAAGCCTGTCCTTCGTTTTGTTTATAAAAATCTTCTACTTCACTAGCAGGGATTGCTCTTAAACGGGGCCATTGTGCTTGACCTAATCCTGAAGTTTTAAAATTGTGTAACTCATGATAGTTATCCATAGTTACTTGCTCCCATATTTGATAAAAAGGATCGTTTTCTACTATATCTGAATGTCCTATATTATTAATTTTTTGATGTAAGTCTGCTCTTTCTCTACAAAGACTCCAATGTAATGCAATAAGAGGAGAAGTAACTCTATTTGCTCCTGCTGCACTTTTATCTGTCCATCTAGCATATGTAAAGGTGCTGTCTTTAGAGGTAACTACTCCTTGATTTTCTCCAAAAAATGGACTACCATCTTCATTTACAATAACTAAAGTTGTATCATCA